CAGAGGCAAAATTGCATTTAAGAGTTGACGGCACAGCCGAAGATTCAAACATTCAAATTTATTTAAATGCGGCTGAAAAATCAATCTCAAATTACTTAGGTAGAGCGCTATATGCAACAAGTGCAGGCACAGACACAACGGGTTTAGTTATGGATGACGCTATTAAGTCAGCAGTGTTATTGCAAACGGCAATGGTTTATGAAAATAGAGATCCAAAAGAAGTTGCTCAAGTGCAGGGCTTGCAAATGCCAAACGTGATTAAGTGGTTATTAGACCCATATCGTTTAGGCATGGGAGTTTAAAAAATGGATGCCTCACAATTACGCAGTAGAATTAAAATAATGAGCCCAACTAAGACTCAAGATGAGTACGGTCAAGCTACTATTGTGTGGGTCTTGCTTGCTGAATTGTGGGCGAATGTAATGGCCGTAAGGGGTAGAGAATTTTTTGCAGCGGCTCAAATTAATCAGGAAACAACTGTTAAATTCACCATTCGCTATCGTGCTGATATAACAACGTTAAACAGGATTGAGTACGATGGTAAAGGCTACGATATAACCGGAGTAATACCATTGGCAGGTCGTAAAGAATGGCTAGAATTGATGGCTATTGAGGGCGTCAAAGATGGCCGGTAATGTAGAGTTGAAGGGCTTAGACGACCTAGAAAATGCGCTGAAATCATTGGAAAAAAAGTTGCGCACAAAAGAAGTGTCTACAATGCTGATTAAAGGCGCAGAAGTCGTCAAAGCAGAGATCAAAAGAAACACGCCAGTAATGAGGGGCGGGGCCAAAAAAAATAAAACAAAAACAAGGACGGCTGGACTGGTTAAAAAAAGGGTTTTAATCAGAAAATCGAGCGTTGACAGAAGGCAGGGCAATATAGGTGTTTTCGTCAATGTGAGGCCAACAAAAAAAGAAAACCGAGGCGCAAAATCAAAATTGGACCCTTTTTACTGGAGTTTTATAAATCAAGGCTGGACGCCAGGCAATCGCAAAAAGACAACAAGCAAGAAAAAAGTCAGAACGGTTAAAAAGCCAACGTATTCGATTAGAGGTAAAAAATTCATGCAGTCGGGTGCGCCTAAACTGTCAGAATCTTTGCAAATTATTGAGAGGTTGTTTATGATTTTCATCGAGGCAAAAAATCGTGCAAGCTGAAATTATTTTAAGAAATCTATTGACTGCCAGCAGTGAATTAACGGCCATTGTCGGTAGTCGCATCGTGTCAGATCGAGCAGAGCAAGAATGGCAAAAGCCGTTTATTATGTTTGCACGCAATGGCACGGAATACACCAAAGATCTGCAAAATAATATATTGATGCGAGAGGCAAAAATTGAGGTGCAAATATGGGCGGACACAAGGGCAGAGTCAGCAAACATTGCTCAAATTATTGAGGGTATTTTATCAGGTGGAATACACGAAGTTTCAGACAGAAATGATTTGTATAATGAGGAACTAGACGAGCACGGAACAGGTGTTATTGTTGGTATTTTTGAGTTTTAATTTTTTTTAGGGAGTTATAAAATGGCTTTATCTTTAGCTACGGGAACAAAGGTTTCCATTGGTTCAACCTTAGGTACATCTTATGCCGTTACAGCCGCCACAAATGCCGCTGAAACAGTTTTAACGGTGGCGTCAGGTCACGGCCTTACAGCAGGTGATTATGTTGTCGTGCGTTCAGGTTGGTCCTTGCTTGACTATTTAGTGGCACGAGTCAAAACAGTGGTAAGCGATGCAGTGACTTTAGAGGGTATCAATACCACTTCAACCGATCGCCACCCTGCAGGTTCAGGCACTGGCTCAATCCAAGAAATCACAGCATGGACCGAGATCACACAAATTAAAAAAGACGGTGGTCTTTCGGTTGCGGGTGGCGAGCCAAAATATGCGCCAAGTTCTACACTTGACGACCCAGATGACAAGCAAATTCCTGACGGTCGCAGCGTAACAACATTCACGATGTCAGTATATGATGACCCATCATTAGCATGGTACCCGATTGTTGACGCAATCTCAGAGGCTAACACAGTATCACCTTTGCGAATGGTGTTTGCCAATGGCTCACGTACTTTGAGTAACGGCTATTGGTCAATGGCTAAGACTCCAGTCATTGCAGCCGGCCAAGTCAATAGCTTAGGCCTTGCTTTCAGCGCCACCTGCCGAGCTACACGCTACGCTAATTAATCATGGACATTAACGACTTAAAGCGAAAAATAAAAGCTCAGCGGCTCATCAATACGCAAGTTGATGATGTGATTGTTGAGCTAGTTTTGCCTAGTGATTTTGACTCGCAAATTTTGGCCGTTAAATCAGGCCTAGGCGATAAAAAGCCAGAGGCCATGCTAATGTTCAAGCGTTCATTGTTGGAGTCGTCTATCACTGGATGGACGGGTTTAACGGTGGGCTATTTGACGGGTCAAAATGATAGCGATTCAGTCGATTTTCACAAAGATTTAATCGTTGATTTTTTGAATGCCAATCACAAAAACGCTGAAACTCTATCCGAGTTTTTGCTTAAAAAACTTTTTGAAAAAAAAGAATTGGCTGATGAAGCAAAAAAAAACTAAAGACATTAAAAGAGTATCAAAAAGAGGGAAGCAATGAAGCAGCTAGAGAATTGGGGCTTATTAACGGGCCTCCAGAGCTTTGCGAATTATCTAGTCAAGCTCTGCATTGTTTTGGTTGGTGCGGTGGCTTTAAGCCTGCTGTGTGGCCTCTATACGATACTCTTTATGATGTTAGTGATTGGCCGTTGCTTGAAGTCGTTATGCAGGAATTAACAAGGGAATAATATGGCAATTGCGCAGCTAACGGTTGATATTACGGCCAAGATGGCCTCGTTTGAAAATGAGATTAAACGATCAACAAAAGTCGCCAAAGATCAAGCCGACTCGATCTCAAATTCGTTCGGAAAAATTGGCGACTCATTGAAGGGCATTGTTAGTGCTTATGCGGGTCTTGAAGGGATTAAATTTCTTGGCAACCTAGTCAACGATACTGCTAATTACGCAAAAGAAGTTAAAAATTTATCGGAGTTGGTAGGTATCTCCACCGACTCTTTTCAGGCGTTGGCCTATGGTGCAAAATCGGTGGGAATTAATCAGGAAAAACTAGCAAGTATTTTCAAAGATACCAATGAAAAAGTAGGCGAATTTTTAAATACTGGTGGCGGTGAATTAAAAGATTTTTTTGAAATCATTGCGCCAAAAGTTGGCGTTACGGCTGATAGTTTCAGGCGCTTAAGTGGGCCAGAGGCGTTAGGGCTTTACGTTTCAAGTCTTGAAAAAGCGGGAGTCAATCACGCTCAAATGACAACGTATATGGAAGCAATAGCGGATGACGCAACGCTTTTATTGCCATTGCTTCGCAATAACGGCCAAGCCATGCAAGAGATGGGTAATAAGGCCAAAGACGCAGGCGCAATCATGGGCGGTAAAGCGTTAGATGACTCAAAAAGATATAGTGAGCAATTAAAAGAATTAGAAGATCAGGCGAGTGAAACAGGCAGAAGCATTGCAACTGATTTAATGCCGCCATTAACAGCGGCTTTTAAGTTCATGAATGATTCTGCTGCCAACTGGAAAAAGCCAGTTGATGAAACTAGCCTTGCAATGCAGTACACGAAATTTATGGTTAGTTTGACACCTTTTGTCGGTGAGCAATTGGCGTACCCAGACAGAAAAACAGGGCCAGCAAGCGCCTATGAAATGCGAGGTTATCAAGGTCGAATTAAAGGCACGGGCGACGAGGGAGTTTTAGAAACGGCAGCCGACATTGCAGCAAAAGCAAAAGCAGAAGAAGACAGGCTTAAAAAATTAGCAGCCGAAAGAAGCAGGTTTGCATCCAAAGCGCAAAGCGAAGCAGAGCGAGCGAAACGAGACGCAGAGCAACAACAAAAATCGGTCGAGGATTACATCAAGTCACTGGACCAGCAGACCACAAAATTCAAAGAGCAGTCAACCGAACAGCGAGCACTAGCAGAAATTGAAAGCGGTCGATTCGGTAAAATATTGCCGTCGCAAAAAGAAAGAATTATTAACTCAGCGCAGATTGTTGACGCTGACAAAAAAGAACTAGAGTTTCAGCAGGCATTGGAAGACGCAGAGCAAAGGCGAAAAGACTTGCAAGAGGATTTAATGGACCAAGGTAAAAGCATTTTTGAACAGATGCGAACGCCGGCAGAAAATTACGCCAATCAAATTGCAGGCATTAATAGACTTTACCAAGCGGGTGCAATAGATTTAGAAACCTTAGAGAGAGCCACTAAAAAATATTTTGATGAATATCAAACAGGTGCAGATGGCCAAGGCGAAAAAATAAAAGAATTAACTGGTTTATCAAAAAGTTTCAGTGACGCAATCACCAATACTTTCATGGATGCTATTCGCAATGGCGGAAGTTTCAGAAAGCAATTAGAGGAGCTAGGCAAGCAACTTGCTGCATTAATTATTCAGGCTCAGATTATCAAACCGCTTGCAGACAGCTTGGGAAGTAGCTTGGGGAGTTTGTTTAGTTCGGGCTCATCAAGTGGTTCATCAGGTGTAGCATCGACAGCGGCATCAGTAGCAGCATCAAGTAGTGGTAGCTGGTGGGGCAGTCTTACGGATTGGTTAGGAGAATTATTTATCAGCTTTGATGGCGGTGGTTACACAGGCGCAGGCGCAAGATCGGGCGGTATAGATGGCAAGGGCGGTTTTTATGCAGTTTTGCACCCAGATGAAACGGTAGTCGACCACACCAAGGGCCAGCGAATTGCAACGATGGGTGGTCAAAATATTGTCGTCAATCAGACCTATAATTTCGGTGGTGGTACTGATAGAATGCAGGTGCTAAGTGCGGCTCAGTTGGGCGCAGCTATGGCAAAACAGCAAATCATAGACGACAGGCAAAGAGGGCGCTCATAATGGCTAATTACAACTATCCAACAAGCAATATTTTCAAACCTCGGTCAATCATTTGGAGTTTTCGAGATAATGCCAGAGTTTTCGAGAGTCAATTGTCGGGTGCCATTCAAAGCACCTCAGTGCCAGGCACAAGGTGGGGTTGCTCATTGATTTTTGACAATCATCTGCCGGACGACAGAGCGCAAATTGAAGGTTTTATATCATTGATTAGGCGACAAAATAGAATTGTTATGCACCGATTAGATAGACCTAGGCCATTAGGCACAATCGAAACAAGCGGAGTATTACTCAACTCAGCTTTAGCGCAATTTGGCTCGACAGCAGTTTTAAAAAATTGTGGGGCCAATAAATTGTTAAAGGCCGGCTCAATGTTTGGCATTGGCTCACAGTTATTTATGAGTGCATTTGATGCGGTATCGGACAATTCAGGAGTTATGACAGTCACGCTTGCAGTGCCATCAAGGGCCAACCATGCAATTGATGCGACTGTCACACTGGATAAGCCAACGGCCAAGTGGATGTACAATTCTAATAGCGCAGATTTTGCAAGATCAGGTCAAATAGCAACACCCCTAACAATTGACTTAGTGGAGGTTTTTTAATGTCAATCAGGGCCTCGCTTACAACACAATTTTTAGATGCCGTGACTGGTAGTCATGTATCATGGTTTTGGCTTGTCAAGATGGAATTAACAAGCGGGACATTATATTTAACAAGTCTTGATTTTGATATTGATTTAGACGGTGCGACATGGGTGGGCACAAGGGGCTTGGGTGGAATCGGACCAATTGAAGAATCAGACAACGGAGTATCGGGCATTACTTTGACGTTGGCAGGCGTGACTGAATCGCATATTGCAGGGGTGCTTTTGGAAAATATCCAAGGTAAAAAAATCACGGTACAAATGGCAGTGCTCAATGAGAGTACAGAGCCTCCAATCGTTGCAAAAGACCCTAACGTATGGCAGGGCCTGCTTGACACGCAAAATTATGTAGAGGGTCAATCAACTGTAATTGTTACGGCTGAAAATCGTTTGATTGAATGGGATAAACCAAGGCTATTAAGATTCTCAGATCAAGACCTAAGAAGAACACGGCCAGCAGATAATTTTTTTAAGTATGCTGACACAATGGCAAGCAAAGACATTATTGTTTTTTCTAAAAATCAAATTGAAGCAACGATGAAATATTAATATGAATAGATTAGATAATTGGCCTGCTTTGTTAGCGCAATATTTTTTAGAAAAAAAAGATCAACCTTTTGTTTGGGGTGTAAATGATTGTTGTCAATTTGCAGATGGTGCAGTAATCGCAATTACCGGCCAATCAATGATGCAATCATTTAATTATTCAAGCGAAAAACAGGCTCTAAGACTGCTTAAAACACAGCTACAAGAGCTTACAAGCAAAGAGTTAGGGCAAAGTATTAAGCCAGCGTTTGCACAGCGTGGCGACGTTGTTTTAGTGCATCGTGGAGAGATGCCGTCGTTAGCTATTTGTGACGGTTCAGTGTGGCACGGAGCAGGACTAACAAAAATGGAAGCAGGTCAAATGTCAGAAGCAATTTGCGCATGGAAAGTAGGTAAATAATGCCACCAGTCGTCCCGATAGTAGCAGGTTTTGCAGCAACAGCAACAGCGGTATCTGCAGGTGTAGTTGTGGCCGGTGGATTCGGTGCAGCGGCAATTGGAGCGGGTACAAGTCTTGCAGTCGGTGCGCTAATGAATAGCGGAAAAAAACGGACAGATCAAAGAATTATTGATAATCCGTTGTTGCCACTTTTCCCCAATGGTATGCCAGCCAATACCACTACATCGCCTTCAATAAGTGCGCCTTCGATGATCACGCAAAACCCTGCTAGTGATATTCGAAACACAATTCGATCAGGTATTTCACCACAGAATTTAATTTATGGAAAAGCGCTTGTTGGCGGGATTATGCCATGGTGGTTCATCAACGGTGATCGACAGCAGTATCATCATTTTGCTCAAGTGTTGGCGGGGCACGCAATCGAGGGAATAGATGATTTTTTTATTGGCGCTGAAAAAATAGAAGTCAATGCACAAGGATTTGTGACGACACCAAAATACACTCGAGATGGCCGGCCATTAATTCGATTTAGACTGTATGCGGGCACTCAAACATCGTTACCTGAAGAGTTGGTTTCAGCGTCTGCGGGCGCACTAAAATCAAGCGATTGTGCAACAGGTATTTCATGGGTTTATGTTCGTTGGGAAGCTGATTACGATGTTTTTGGACAAATTGGAATTCCTGAGTTTCGCTTTGTAGTTAAAGGCAAAAAGCTATACGACCCAAGGACTGAAACAACGTATTACTCCAATAACCCTGCGCTAGTTGCAAGGGACTATTTAACAAGTTCAATGGGTCTGCGATGTTTAGCGAGCGAGATTAATAACGATGATGTAATTGCATCGGCCAATATATGCGATGAAAATGTTTTAACCCCGGGTGGCGCAAATCAAAAAAGATACTCAATCAATGGCGCCTTATCGACCGAAAATAATTTAAAAGGCAACTTAGAATTAATCAGTTTTGCAATGAGTGGGATGTTGTTCTGGTCACAAGGCCAATGGTCAATTCAAGCGGGCGCATATCAAACGCCAGTCGCTACAATCGACGAGGATAAAATTATTGACATTGAAAATTTGAATGCTTTCCCTTCGAGGCGTGATATTTTTAACTCAATCACTGGGACATTCATTGCAGCCAACGACATGTATGTAGAAAAGCAATTTCCAGTAGTTTCCAACTCTGATTTTGTAACGCTAGACGGCGAAAAAATAGAGCGTAATATTAATTACCCTTTGATTACGGATGCCACAATTGCACAGCGATTGGCAAAAATTGACATCATGAGAGCAAGGCAGGCTGTCACTATTTCAATGACCTGCAATTACAAAGCATACGACCTTAGACCAGGCTCACACGTGTATATGAGCATCGCTAGGTACGGCTGGGTCAATAAAGTTTTTTATGTGTTCGAGAGGACATTAACAGAGTCAGGCATTCATTACACGTTCAGAGAGACTTCGCCAGCGGTGTGGGACTGGACGCAATTTGAAGCGCAAGAAGTTGATCCTGCGCCAAACACTAATTTACCGAATCCTTATGTTGTCCCATCCGTTGTAAATTTAAGAGCAGAGTCGGGTAACAGTGCGCTTTATATTGCTGGAGACGGCACAATTTTAAGTCGGATTAAATGCGCATGGACAGAGTCAGATAATCAATATATATATTCGGGTGGTTCGGTCGAGTTGCAATACACAACAGAGACAAATGATTGGGTAAGCACAAAAGTAGATGGCGATCAGTCAATTGCTTTTTTAGCGCCCGTTACCGATCAATTGGTTTATAAAATCAGAGTAAGATTTATTAATAACACGGGTCAGCGTGGGCCGTGGGCACAGATTGAACATACTGTAATCGGTAAGAGTGAACCACCTCCAAACGTTACGAGTTTCACAATTGAAAAAAATGTGGCCTCATGGTCACCAGTGCAAAACACACCTGACCTTGCAGGCTATAAAATTAGGTTTCAATACGGTCAAAATTTGTGGTGGGATACTGCAACGCCATTGCATGACGGCTTATTAACAGAGTCGCCATACACGTTTGCAACAGTGCCAAACGGCCCTACAACGCTTTTAATCAAGGCAGTTGATACATCGGGCAATGAGTCGCTACAACCGGCTGTAATCACGCAAAATCTTGGTGATGCAATTGTCAATAATCTGTTAGTCGAGTATCCACAGCATCCGCAGTGGCTAGGTGCAAAAACAAATGCAACGGTTATTGCAGGCGAGCTGGTGGCAACTGACTCTAATTTGTTTTATCAAGCCGATGATTTGCCGATGTACGATTATGAGACAGACCTTTTTTATCCTGTTTCGCAGTCGTTACCAATGACCTATGAGTTCGAGGTTGTAGCAACTAAAAATAGTTTCTTAAAACTCAATTATTTATTTGAGGTGAGCGGTTTTAAGATTGATTACAGTCTGCCTAGTCAATCGCTTTTTTATGCGCTTGATGATCAATTAATGTATAGCGATGATGCCAATTTATTTTACGGGCCTTATACTGATTTTATGCCGTGGACAGGTCAGTATTTTGCATCCGAAAGTACGCAGGTTTTAATTCGAGTCACGACAACAGGCGGCGCAGGAATTGATAAATTATTAGAGTTGACGGCATTGTTAGATGTCGAGGATATTGTAATTCGATTAGATGATGTTGTTATACTATCAACGGGCACAAGACTCAATTTGGGTCGCATTGTCAATGCAGTTAAAAACGTTCAAATTACAGTGCAGGCAGACGGTAATAATGGCATTAACGCAAGGGTCATGGATAAGAGCGCAAGCAATGGCCCGCTTATAGAAGTTTTAAATTCTAGTGGCGTTGCAGTCAATGGATTAATTGACGCAGTCATACAAGCATATTAATTTTATTTTATTGGAGTTTTAAAAAATGGCATCACCACCGAGCAGAACAGACCTAGCAGGCACACCAACAGTAGCGACATACAAGTTAGCAATTGGCGGGCTATACGATTACGTAGCAAGTTTATTAGGTAATGGTACAGCTACAATTGCCAGCGAAACAGAAAAAAAACTAGCAAGAGAAAGTTTGGGCGTTGGTAATTTTGGCTTTAAAAATCGTTTGATTAATCCTGAGTTTTTGGCAAGCCAAGAGTTCGGTAGTGCATCAACCGCAGTTGTTGCTGGTGCCGCAATTAAATATATTGTCGATCAATGGTATGCCACTTGCTCAGGCGCTAACATTACAGCACAACAAGTGGCAGGAATTAGCGACAATCAATACTCGTTAAGACTGACGGGCGCAAGCTCTAACTCTGCAATCATGATCGGTCAGCGAATTGAATCATTTAGTTGTTATGATCTAAAAAACAAAGACGTAACCATATCTTTTAACGCTAAGTCTACGAGCGCCAGAACGCTAACATGGACTGCTTATTATGCTGACGTTGCAGACGTCTTTACTGCGAAAACGTCAATCGCAACAGGCACAATTGATGTAACGACAAGCGTCGAAAAATTTATTTTTACATTCAATGCAGGCGCAAATGCTGATAACGGTATTGCGATTGAATTAAGTGGTGGCGCATTATTGGCAGGTTCGACAATTGACTTTGACGCAATGCAATTAGAGCAATCAGCGGTTGTTACGCAGTTTGAAAAAAGATCAATTCAGAATGAATTAATTTTGTGTCAGCGCCATTGGCAACGACTTGCAATTGTTGTTGAGACAGGCTCTTTTAGTAGCGTTTCTTTACCCGTTCAAATGAGGGTTATTCCCACAGTGACAGGAGGGGCTGCAGGCTTCACGCTTAATCCCAATCACAATGAAAAAGTATTGAATTGTTATCAATCGGCAAGGGCCAACCAAACTTTATCTTTGAGCGCGCGACTCTAATCGGGAATCCATAAAATGTACAAACTAACAAACACAACTTCAATTATTCGTCTTGCAGACAATGCGATTATTCCAGCCGACTCACGCAACACTGATTTTCAGGTGTATCAAGAATGGATTGATGCAGGCAATACACCACAGCCAGTAGATGCCGAAACAGTCGAGCAGGTGCAGGCAAGAATCACTCAGCAGGTGCAAGAGCGATTAGATAATTTTGCAAAAACTCGCAGCTATGACAACTGTTTAAGTGCCTGCAGTTATGCGGCAAGCACCAATGACAAATTTAAAAATGAAGCGTTGTATTGCATCCAGTCACGTGATGAAACTTGGTTAAAATGCGCTGAAATACTCAATGAAGCATTAGCAGGTACTAGACCGATGCCAAGTAATCTAAGTGACTTTGAAAGCGAATTGCCTGCTTTAGTTTGGCCGTAAAAATCAGGGGTAAAAATTGGACCAAACGACTGTCAATTATATTATTGCTCTTTGCGGTGCATTAGGTGGATGGGTTCTTAAAGTGATTTGGGAAGCGATTGTGGAACTAAAAAAGGACGTCAAACAAATGGATGCGAAGATGCACGATGATTTTGTGAGACGTGAAGATTTTAAAGACGCTATCGCCTCTATAAAAATTGATGTTAAGGACGGCTTTGCAAAAATGGATAGCACGTTAAATTTATTGTTTGAAAAATTAGACAAAAAAGAAGATCGAAGCAATGGCTAGAACTTTAAATAAAAAATCACTTGATAGATTATCAGGCGTTCACCCCGACCTTGTAGCAGTTGTTAAATTAGCTATTGAATTGAGTGACATTGATTTTCAAGTGATTGAGGGTGTAAGGTCCAAAGCGAGGCAAGAGCAATTGTTTAAGGCGGGTGCAAGCAAGACTATGAATAGTCGCCATTTGACTGGCCATGCGGTTGATTTGGCCGCTTTGGTAAATGATTCTATTCGGTGGGATTGGCCGCTTTATTTTAAAATTGCGGACGCAATGAAAAAAGCAGCGACTCAATTAAAAATTAAAATCGTGTGGGGCGGTGACTGGAAAACATTTAAAGACGGCCCGCACTTTGAATTATCAAGAGAGGTGTATAAATGAAAAAATGGTATCTCAGCAAGACGATATTATTTAATGCTTTTGTTGCGGGCTTAATCGCCTTGGAAGCTACAACAAACATTTTTAAGCCTTATGTATCTGATTTGTTTTACGTCGCCTTAGCGGTTGTTTTACCGGTTGTAAATGCCATGCTTAGGATTGTCACGACTCAAGCAATTGAGCTAGAAAAAAAAGAGGTTAAAAATGCTGACTAATTATTTAATAGTCGGGGGCGTGTCTTTTGTAATTGGTTTTGGCAGTGCATGGCAAGTGCAGGATTGGCGACACGACTCAAAAGTTTTAAAGGCTGATCAAAAAATCGAAGTCAGGCAAGATCAAAATATTGATAAGGCACAAGTAGCAAGTACACAATTTGAAGAAAAACAAAATGAAACTAAAACAGAATTTAAAACAATTTATCGTGATGTTGAAAAAATTATATATCGCCCTGTGTATAACAATATTTGCTTTGACGCAGACGGCCTGCAGCTCATTACCAAAGCCGTTGAAAATACAATCAGCACCGGCAAACCTGACAACGCTTTGCAATGACTTAGATCGACCATTAAGCGGTCAATCAAAAGATGTGCTGGTGTGGTCATTGCAAACAATCGAAGCATATAAAATTTGCCAAGCAAGGCACAAGGGTTTAGTTGAGGCGTGGCCTAGATAACCATTTTCAGTAGGTCGCGAAAATGGTTAAAGGTTAGTCGGTAAACTTATAAACAAAGCTGCTTGTAATTTCGTATTTGCCCACTTTCTCTATCATTTGTTTTCGTCTTAAGTGCATAATTAAATTATTGGTTTTAATGTGGTCAAAACCTAAAAACGTTCTAATATGGTGACTGGTAAATGTATTGCTACCATATTCATTTTTTAATTTTGCAATCGCATTAAGTCGGGCCAATCGCTTATTAGCCAATTTTGTTTTTCTCGCATTGATATAGCGACCAGTGTTTACTTGTTTTCCCTGAATGATTCTGACTTGCTCTTTTGTCCAAGGCGTGCCATAAGGCGCAGGCGCAAAAAATGATTTGATTGATTGCATACTCAAGCGCTCACAATAATTAAAAGACTGAATCCGAAAATTGCAATAGTTAAAATCGCAATTAAACAGATTAAAAACTTTTCAGCCGTTGATAGATTTTTAAAATTAATCTCTAAGTCACGTAACATTTTTATCTTTCCTCATTTGCTATTAGTTGCTTCATTAATTGAGTGATTCTATCTTTTGAGCCTCGACTCAATCGTTCCTCTTTTGCTAAAAATTTGGCCGTAAATTCAACAGCTTTATCTTTGCCTTGAGTTGCCAGTAAAAAGCGACGGTTGCGCATTAAAAAGCGAGCCGTCGCAGCTTCATAAAAATGATCAGGCATTTAAATTTATTTCTTTATTCTTTTAGGTAATCTAAAAAACAAGACAACATTTCATCTATGTATTCTTTATCACCATCAGGGTAAAAGTCACAAATAAAATGTTCAATATCAAATGAAGTCACCGCAGGTCGAATGATCCATTGATAAAGCATTTTTTTGGTTTTTGGCGCTTTATCAAACAACGACAACGATTCAACCTTAGAAACGTTTTGAGGTTCAACTGGTGCAATGTTAGTTGGCTCCATTAAATCGCTTGTGTAGCTATCTAATCGCTTCTCAATAGCTAATTGCTTTTGTTCATTGAGTTGTTTTTTGCTTTCAGCTTTACGCAAATTTTCAGCTTCAATTTTGGCTTTTAATTCAGCTTCAATTTTTGCTTTGTTTTCAGCCTCTAATTTTGCTTGATCATCAAATTGTTTTTGGATCCTTGCAATGTTGGCCTCAACAATTAAAACAAAATTATCGTAAGGCAGCCTAATAATTTTTGTCTTATCAATTAAATTTGCATAGACTGGGTTTATTGTTTGAAAGTATTCAGCATTTTTTAAGACTGTTTTCTTTTCAACTTCAATAATTGCTAACAATTCTTGAGTACGGGCAAACAATGAATCTCGCATTGAGTCCAATGTTCTTTTATGTTTAATGCAATTGGCGAAATTATCACTTAGGGTGGGTGCAGAATGGCGTGTTTCAATCTCAAATTGATTTAAAGCAACTTCGATTTTTTCCCGATACTCTTTTATCAATTCAATTTTGCGTGATTCTTTTTCAGAATCAATTAAATTGGTTAAACCAATACGGATTTTGTCGGTTTTT